GAGTGAGGTGAAGCGGAATATCACAACCGCCGACCTCGTTCCTTATATCAATCAGGTGATTTATGATAGTCGTCAAAGACTGTGAGTTTGTGGCCCGCGTGCAAGTCGGGATTGAAGTCCTAAAGCGTTTTCTCCGGGCAGACGGAGAGAGCCTTCCGGAACAGCTTCTTGTCCTGAGAAAGAATCGCGGAGTCATTGTCAGTTACCGTCACGGTATCCGCGTACGGAAGATCAGCGGTACAGGCTGGTACGAGTTGTCCGGCTACAGGCAGGATGGTGTCGATTTGCGGGCAGCGCTGGGCAGGCTGCAGGCGTATAACGAGACCTGGTTGCGCGAAGTCGATACATCCCACAAAAATAAGGCCCTGCTGGCAATTCCCAAGCTGGCGGCAGTTCTGTAAAGAAGCCTTGAAAGGCCACAGCATAAAGGGTACCCACGATGGGCCAGAAATTGATCCTGATTGACGGTAACAATTACCTCAATCGGGCGTATCACGCCACGCCGAAGTTGAAAAGCCGGGATGGCACCCCGACGAACGCAATCAAGGGATTTCTCAACATCCTGATGGCCGATCTTATCCGCCTGCGTCCGACTCACGTCGGCGTCGTGTTCGATAAGGGAGGCAAGCCGAACTGGCGTTGCGAAGTCTATCCGAAGTACAAGCAGAATCGCCAGGAGTGGAAGGCGAAGAAGGACAAGAAGACCAAGGAGCGTCTGCGACAGCTGGCTGAAATGCACGGCCAATGTCCTGACCTGCGCAAGCTGTTGAAGCGCATGGGCTTCCGCATCATCCGCAAGACCGGCGTCGAAGCCGATGACCTGATGGGCACGCTCGCGAAGGAATACGCGGATCGCGGCTGGGAAGTCATCATGTGCACCAACGACAAGGACATGATGCAGCTTTGTGGCGGCAACATTCGCGTGATGACTCCTGATCGCACGCTGATGGGCCCGACCGAAGTGTACCACAAGTTTGGTGTACGCCCGTCCCAGATCGTTGACTACCTGTGCCTGCTGGGCGACAAGGTGGACAACATCAAGGGCGTCGTCGGGTGTGGTCCTGCGACTGCACGTTCACTGCTCGAAGACTACGGCGACCTCAAGACCATTCTCAAGAACCGCAAGGAATTGAAGCCGGCCCTGATGGAGTCGTTTAGTGCCTCTCGCGAGGATCTCAAGGTCACACCGAAGATCATCCGACTGCCCTGCGACGAGAAGCACAAGGTCACGGACGAAGACCTGGTATTTCCGCATCCCACATACGACCGTGAGCGCGTCAAGGCGTTCTGTGAGCGGCTCGACCTGACTCAAACCTACACGTTGATTAGACAAAACTACAAACAATGGACGAGTTCACCCAAATCGAAACCTCGAAAGCGTTGATCGTTCGCGAGGGCAGTTTGGTAGTACGCCAGACTGCCCTCGATCTAGCGATCCAGCACTCCGACTTTGATCCCGACAGCCGCATCAAGGAAGAGGACCTCGATAGCGAACACGACAAGGTGGAGAAGGAGTTCCTCCACGTAGACGATCTGGCGTCACGCCTGCAAACGAAGTTGGAAGACTTCGGCGTTGAAATGAACTCGCATCCGACGGTTGCCGGCCACTTCGAGCGCAAGATCAGGCTCTCCAGCGCGTTAGCTGAGGCACGTGGCGAACTGCTCGACCTGGAAAGAGAGTTGCGTAATGCCGCTTTCTCGGCCGATGATGTTCCAGATGGTGACGAAGACGAACGCGAGGAGCGGTCCAATCTGGAAGACGACGAGGAGGACGAAGGCGATTACGATGAAGAAGACGTAGTTGGCTTCGATGACCCGCGCTCCAAGTTGGGCAAGGCTTTCCGCGACGCCAAAGAGAAGGCCGAGATTCAGCGCGGTACACGTAATCGCCGGCGTCTCTGCAAAGCCCTGTGGAACAAGATTGCGGGTCGCACGCACCCGGATCGGACCAAGGACGAACTGATGCACGCGCTGTTCCGCGATGCGCGCAAGCTCTACGACGAACTGGACCTCGACGGTCTGGCCGAAATCTGGGATGCAATCAGCGGCGACAAGAACAGCCGTACCGATCGCAAGCGTGCGAAGTTGGAGAAGCTGCGTCAGGCTTTGAAGCGCCGTCTGGCCCAACTCTCCGAACTGACCGCGAGTGATGCGTTCACCCTGTTCAGGATCGCACAGCAGTCCGGCGCCGGTATTGCGGCCATGCAGTACGCATCGGCCATGAACAAAGACAATCGCGCCATGGAGTACGAACTGGCGCACGTCCGTTACCAGATCAAAATGGTTGGCTGGCGGAAGCGCAGGCGCGATGATCCACACAGCGACGAGCCTCAACCGAGCCCTCCTCGGTCGGCACTCTACACCCATTTCCTGTAAGGCAATACGATGGCTCTCGAAGGGGTAATTACCAGCGACTGGCATCTGACGGGCATGTATAAGCCGTTGGGTCCTCGTGCGCCTGAACTCCAGTTCAACGAAATCACCAAGGTCTACAACCACGCGACCGGCAACGGTCTGGACAAGGTGTTTGTGCCTGGTGATCTGTGCGACAGCCCGGTGATGGATGAGGACAACTTCATTCGGCTGGTTACTCACCTGCTGCTGTGGGACGAAGAGGTCTGGACCTACTACATGCGTGGCAACCACGACGTGGAGCATAAGTTCAAGACCTCCCTCGACGTGCTGAACGTGCTGGCTGATGGCGGCGTGTTCAAGCGCCTCAAAATCATGAACCAAGCCGACACGATGAAGATTGATGGCGTGAACGTATCGTTCCTGCCCTGGCCCTCTTACGAGGCGCCTGAGGCTAAGGACGGTCGTGGCCGATTGATCTTCGCGCACATCGAAACGGCTGGCGCAATCGGTGACAATGGGCGCAAGCTCAAGTCGGGCAACGAGGAGAAGGTGGTACGTACCGCCAACGACTACATCGTATCTGGCCACATCCATCAGTACCAGGAAATGAAGAAGAAGCGTCTGACCTACGTCGGCACGCTGTACCAAAAGAACTTCGGTGAGAGTCTGCCGAAGGGCTTCTTGGAGTTCAAGGCCGGGTACAAGAAGGGCTCGGACGTTCTCCAGTTCAAGCACACCTTCATCGACAGCAAGCCGAACTTCATCCTGGAGAACTTGGTCATCAAGGACCAAAGTGACTGGGACAAGATCAAGAAGGACCAGAACATCCGTTACAAGTTGTTCGTTGATCGCACGGCCGGCATCTTGGTGCCGAAGAACCTCACGCAGATGTTCCCCAACATCGTCCACATCACTGGCGTCAACACGTCCACTATGAGCATCGAAGAGGTAGTCGAGGCTGCACGTGGCGCCAGCGCACAGGTCGGTGATCTGCCGAAGTTCAATCCGACTACGGGCTTGAAGAGGTTCCTCAAACGCGAAGGCATCGAGGACAAGAAGCTGCACGCCAAGGCCCGCGGTTGGGTACGTGAAGCGATGGCTCACGTTGAAGCGCAGCGCATTGCCAAAGAGGCATAACGCATACATGTGCGAGTGAGGAATAAATCTAATTTGAGAGCGTAACGAACGGTAGCGGTGCCGAACGTTATAGCTCAGAGGTCGGTGGGAGTTACCTCCTTTCAGACGCCGACATGCTGACTCTCTCGCCACAGTGATTCCTTAAGGGCTCCCGAGCGTAATTGCTTTGGAGCCCTTCTTTTTGTCTCCGATTCGCAACTCGGCGACTTCACCCTATGCTCACACGCGACAGCAGCGCAGGGTCGATCGTCCTAAGTGCAAGGCGAAATCCTACGAGGAGAAGTGCGCTCCGAGTGGCTTGGCGTGGCTCCCGTCCGGTACACCGTAAATATCGGAAACGTGTTTCGACTTTCCTAACTGGTGAAAAAATCGCCAAATGCGGAAAATCAGGGATTTATTCTTTTTTCTTTAACAGAATCAATGACTTACAGCGCCTCAAACTGGTGAAAAATTGACCAAAAACAGCGTTTTTCAAAACACGTACTGTAAACTCCGTAGTACGAATGTGCGATTGTCGAATATGAGTGTGCCTGGATAGGTACCGAGTATGAGTGGTCCATTCGTGCGTGCGAGCCGTTCACGGCGCTGCGAGTCGCGCCGGATTGATGGCGTGACGGTAAGTGTGTGCGAATGCGAATGATCCGCCAACGATGAATGCCAGTGCTGTGATGCAGCCAGCTGGGCGCGAAGCGCCAGTGAGCGAGCGCAGCGAGTGAATGCAGTTGATTCCCTGCCGTCTGGCAGCGACGGTTACCGTCGCGAGAAGACGGACTGGCGAGTGCAGCGAGACAGTCCCGACTAGAATCTAGCCCAAGTCGCCAGTTTGATCCGATCCTGCCCCTGGATCAGCTGGCTGACTCGGGCATGGGGGACAATATAGGTCCCGGTCGGACCTCCATTTTATCTACCTCCGCGAAGAAGCCGCGGAGCGAAGCGAAGCGGTGCTTGTGCAGACTCTCTGCGCGCGCGAGTTGACGCGACCCGAAAATACCAGATTTCTCGCGCACGTCGCGCATCAAGGCTCGCTCATGCGGGCCTTTTTCGCATGTGATACTGTAAAGAAACGTGTCCAAATCGGAGATTCCAATGTTCATTCTTCGCCTGAAACAGGTGATCCCGCCATTCGAGACGCAGGCCGTATGCAACTCGGACAGCGATCAGAAGTTGCTGGATTACGTTGAAAGCCAACTGAGCCAGCCTCGCATCGACGTGGTTGATGGCATTCGTTGCGTGCGTTACTTCGCAGCAGGCTCACCCCTCGAAGACTTCGCGCCGCCTCCGCCCAATGATACCGAGCTCGGTGTCGTCAACCTGGGCACGCTGGAAGAGCGCACGCGCCTCGTGATCGCAGAGGCCACGATCCAGATCACCAAGCAGGTCGAGGAAGAGTGGAAGAAGATCCTCGACAACACCGTAGAAGTTTGATTCACCCACAACACCGCTGACTACAACAAGGAACTGCAATGCTCAACATCGAATTCATCCGCATCAATCCCGAAGCAACCCTGCCCGAGTACGCCTCTTCTGGCGCGAGCGGCTTCGACCTCCGTGCCGTGCTGGGTAAAGAGGTTGTCATCGAGCCTGGTCATCGTGCGCTGATCGGCACCGGCCTCGCGTGGCAGCCGCCGTCCGAAGTCTCCTTCAACTCCATGCAGCACGTCGGCGCCCCGGCCGATCCGAACCATCACATCGTTCCCGGCATGGCGTTCCGTCCGGAGCTCCAGATCCGTTCGCGCTCGGGCATGGCCTACAAGCAGGGTGTGCATGTGCTGAACAGCCCGGGCACCATCGACAACGACTACCGCGGTGAAATCGGTGTGGTGTTGCAGAACAGCGGCAGCGCGGCTGTGACGATCACGCATGGCGACCGCATTGCACAGGGCGTCATCGTGCTGGTGCCGATCTGCCGCATCAGCGAAGGCCGTACGTTGAATGACACCGAACGCGGCAGCGGCGGCTTCGGCTCGACCGGCACGCGCTGAGTTCAACGCACTATCAACTGGGGATATTTGGAAATGGAATTGTCGAACTTCGCCGAGCCCTCTCTGTGGATCGGCTATATCGTCTTCATCATCGCGGCCATCGTGTGGGTACGCCGTCGCGAGCAGGCTGCACAGACCAGTACCGTCCACGTGGTGCTGGACGAGTTCACCACCCGGGAAGAGCGCAGCATTGCGTTCGCATCCGGCCAGTCGGTGAGCGCGTTCTGCCACGAGACTGGTGACATTATGCGTGTCACCGATGACGGCCTCCAGACCGTTGGGCAGTTCACCACGCTCGACACGATGGTCGTCATGTTCAGTGGTCGCACCTACAACTACAGCGCCTGGAATGGCTGGGAGTGCGTCAAGGAGGATGCGTCGCTGTGCGGCGGCCTTCGCTACCAGGAACACAGCGGCAACATCGAAGCCTTCGTCAATGGGTCTTGGATCCTGATCGTCGGCGCACGTCTCTCCGATCTTCCACGCCGCGCACACGCCTTCCGCACGGCTTAATCTCGCAACCATTCGATAGGACCTCCCAATGCAATCGCATCGCATCAATCACCTGGACATGCAGGTCGCTCACGACACTTCGATCTTCGTGGCCGACGGCGAAAACTTCGATCCGCAGAGCATGGCTATGGTGCAGGCGTTCTACAGCCGCAGCACCAAGTCTATTGCTGACCGCGTCGAAAACATGGACCGCGACCAGCTGCGCGAAAGCCTCAAGAAGTTCTACATCGGTTACGGTCACCGTTCGATCGGCCAGTGTGGCAACTTCACCCTCTTCATCGAGGACGTCTCCATGTTCGCGGCGAAGTGCATCCAGCACAACCCGCTGTACAACGGCCAGGAAACGTCCACCCGCTACTACGACTTCTCCAAGCGTCCGTTCGTGGCTCCGTACTCCATCGCGGACATTGAGGAGAAGATGCGCGGCCTGTACACCGCCGTGTTGGAACACAGCATCGAGCGCCTGACTGCACGCGCGGTCGAGTACGGCGAAGAACTGACCGCATCGAAGACCGCCGCCATCAAGGCCCGTGCGTTCGACGTTGCTCGTGGCTTCCTGTCGGCAGGCTTCACGACCAAGCTGTCGTGGACCACCAACTTCGATCAGGTGCAGGAACATCTGGAGTGGATGGCAACCAGCCCCAGCGATGAAGTACGCGCGCTGGCGTTCGGCATCCACAACGCGCTGGTCAAGGCCTATCCGGATGCGATTGCGGCCGACGGCCTCGAAGGCCTGATCCCGGTCCGTGGCTCGTTCTTCGATGACACCGAGGCGATGGCTGGCCAGATCAACTGTCACTACGACCCGGCTCGACTGCGCCCGGACAGCATGTACTGCCGTCGTGAAGCGATCACCGAGTTCGACGCCGACGCGCTGGACTTCCTGAACAACCGCGTGAAGCATGAGAAGGTGCCGCGCAACTTCGCCAAGTACGGCAGCTTCTCGATGGCGTTCCCGATTGACTATGGTTCGTTCCGTGACCTGCATCGTCACCGCAACGGCTTTGTGGCCTTCCCGCATTACCCGGATCGTCCGCGTATGCACCCGTGGTACCTGGGTATGCTGCATCACCTGGGCCTCATGGACAAGACGCATCCGATGCTGGACGGTCTCAGCATCGGCGCCGCGATCGACCACCTGTACAACGTCACTCTGCCGTTCGTCCGCTCCATCGTGATGGAAGAGGCTGGCTACGACAGCGAACAGGCACACGCGGCCCTCATGTACTACGTGCCGATGGGTAGCATGGTCACGGCCATGATGCGCTACGACCTGCCGCAGGCGATCTACGTGGCCGAGCTTCGTTCGGGCGTTACCGTGCATCCGACCGCGCGACTGGCTGCCACCATGATGGGCCACACGCTGCGTCAGCATCTGCCGCCGGAGTGCAAGCTCTACATCGTGGACGACAACGACAACAATCCGAACGAGCGCCGTGGCGCCCAGACGATCACCGAGAACGGCAAGGCCATCGACTGATGAATCCCCTGACCTCAACCATCGAACACGTCAAGCCGTGCTATCG